ATCCCACTCGAGGTATTCACAGGTATGCGAGTCCTGAAGCGATTCTCAAAGACTTTGTGGAACTGCGCCTCGAACACTATAAGAAGCGCAAGGCGCACCTCATCGATGTACTCGAAAAGCGGGCAGAATTGTGCGGACACAAATCGAGGTTTGTCTCCATGGTCATCGAAGAAAAGTTGGTGGTGTTCAAGAGGAAGAAGGTGGACCTCGAAAAGGAGATGTCCACGATGTTTCCAAAAATTGATGGATCGTGGGACTACCTACTCAACATCAAGACGGTCGAGTATACGGAGGAGCGCGTCAAAGCCTTGATGGATGAGGCGAGACAGGCGAATGTGGAATTGGAGAGAATGCTAAAGACGAGTCACGTGACGATGTGGAAAACGGATATTAAAAATATGTAAGCAGTTAGTAGATATGGGTGAGGCTGCTAAGATTTCACTTAAAGCTATTGGAAAGCAGGATACACACCTCCTTTCCAAAGACCCAGAAGATTCGTTTTTTAATTATGACCCAAAACGACACGCAGACTTTAGAAAGTATCACAGGTCTCATCCCGTCCTCAATCCCGGCGTGAATACCACATGGCCGTTCGGACAAACGATCAAAGTGGAGTTTAAACCGACAAACATGGGTGACCTCTTGAGTAACATGTGGTTGAGTATAACGATGCCCGGACTCACGAACGGGAATTACGCGGATCAACTCGGAAGACACATTCTTAAGAGTATCACCATGCGCGTGGACGACATAGAAGTTGAGAAGATTCATGACGATTGGGGTATCATCTACGATGAACTGTATCTCGAAATTTCTGAAAAAGTGGCGAATAGATTTATTGTAAATAGAAACATAGGATACGATGAATCTATACCAAAGGATCACATCGCCGCGTACGAAACGAATCTAGTCGTTCCTCTACACTTTTTCTTTTCGCGTAAATATGCGAGTGATGAATACAGCTCGAACAAACCAAATCGACCCTATTTTCCCGTATGTGCGATCCATCGTCAAAAAATCATATTCGAGCTCGAGTTTCACGGACAGGCGTTCTTTACTAATACCACAGACGTATTGAACGTGAACACGTTTAAACTCATCACCGAAGAAATCACACTGAACCCCATGGAACGTCAATACTTCGCGACGCAACCTCAAAAACTTGTCACGGATCTCGTTCGAAAACACCCGACGACCGTCAGTGAACTCACGAAGGATACGATCAGAAACAATCTCGTTCCGAATATTCCCGTCAAGTGTATCCATTGGTTTCTCAGAAACACAAACTTTGAAAATGAGGCGAAGAGTGTTGGAATCGAACCGTTTCGTGTGGGTGCGAACATAGACGGGGAGTCCGCGGGTGACGAATTTGGGAGAACGGCTTCCTTCTCGTCGGACGGAACGATCGTGGCTGTGGGTGGCCCCAAAAACGATGGAACCACGGGAACGTATGACGACAACCGTGGTCACGCGCGCGTGTTTAAATATGTGAATAACGCGTGGAGCCAACTGGGTCAGGATATCGACGGGGAAGCTTCCGACGACCACTTCGGGAGTGTCGTTTCTTTATCGAGTGACGGTACGCGCGTAGCGATTAGTGCCCCAAACCATGACAGCGCGAGAGGACACGTCCATGTGTATGCGTACGACGGGACCGTGTGGTCGAAGCTGGGTTCTGATATAGATGGCGTAAACGTCGGTGACGCGTTCGGTTCTTCTGTATCTTTATCCGGTGACGGAAACCGGGTCGCGATCGGTGCCCCGAACCATGACAGTGCGAGAGGACACGTTCGCGTGTATGAATATTCTGGAGGTGTGTGGAACCTATTGGACGCGGACATCGACGGAGTCGCGACTGGTGATGCGTTCGGTTATTCTGTATCTTTATCCGGAACCGGAGATCGACTCGTCGTCGGTGCTCCAGACCACGATAGTTCCCGAGGACATGCTCGCGTGTACGCATACAGTGCGAGTACGTGGTCTCAGATAGGTGCCGATATCGATGGTCTCGCCGTCGGAGACAAATACGGTTCTTCGGTATCCTTGACGAACGATGGTGTGCGACTCGTCGTAGGCGCGCCAAATGCGAATTCTGATAAGGGTTACGTGGACGCATTTTACTACGACCAAGAAGATATGACACTAAAACAGATCGGTGCGACAATTCACGGTGACGCCGCGAATGATTTTAGTGGTTCGAGTGTTTCGTTCTCGAAAGATGGAACTCGCATAGCCGTAGGCTCGTACGGAAACGGTGGACGTGTCCGAGTGTACGCACTCAATTCGTCTTCACAGTGGTCGAAGGTCGGCATAGACATAGTGGGGGCGTATCCCAATGAATTTTTTGGTTATGTCGTGTCTTTAAATGGCGATGGCCGACGCGTGGCGATAGGAACGAACATCACAGGAAACCAACAAGCTGGTTACGTCCAGGTGGTTGCGATAGAAACGAGCGATCAGGAAGCCTTTTTTTGCCAGAACCGGTTTAATTTTTCGTCAAATTTGAGTTTCGATCAGCAGACCACATTCTTCGATCCTATCATGGATTCTGCCAGTTTTTTTATAAACGGAAATCGTTTACCGAACGTGACAAATACGAATCACAACTATTACAAATATTACGTACCATTCAGAAACCGTCTCTCCAGACCCATCCGTAACATATACACGTATAGCTTCTCGATGAATCCGATCAATGTGGAACCATCGGGAAACTTGGATTTTAGTCAGATACAGTCGGATAAAACGGTGATCGAGGTCAAACTAGATAAAACAAAAGTGGACGTGTCGTCTAATACTTACTCTCTTCACATGTATTACACTGGATACCAAACATTCTCATTCGAAAGGGGATACATGTCTATTTCTTACTAAACAGGGAAGACTTGTTACTGGAAATATAGTCGATGATGTTGTTCTTGATACACCATTTGATGAAATTTAACTGCGCGATCGTCGTGTGAATTTCATGAGATGTCCCGGGAATAGTATACGGAAACTTCTCCGAACGACAAAACGGATCGAAGAGTTTTTTACTGTATCCATCGAGACTCGATTTATAGGCGCAATGTACGGTGAACAGTTTACCATCTTGTGTCTTGAAGGTCGTGTGGTTCTTCTTCGCATAGTTTGTGATAAACCACTCGAGATTTCTCAGTGAGATACCACTCGTCTTGTCTAAAATAGTCAGTAGCTTAGTTTTATTCTTTTCGTCGGCATAGAATGTGTTTATTGATGATAGCAGAATATCAGTTTTACTCATTAGTAAGAATAGACCTCAAATCTATAAGTCCCTTTGTCGAGTCAATAATATCCGGACTCGACGTTCTAATATTTGTGTGATCCCAGACTCTCTGACGTATACGCTCACCTTGTGATACGTGTTTGCCACAATACCCATTATGAATGCCCCTGTGCGTACACCGAATGCCACCAGATTTTGTACCTTTACACATGTTGCCAGTGTAGACGGTCGGGATATCCCTGAGAAGAAGATCCAATGCGATACCGTGCTTCTTCGATATGATTTCTGCGTACTCACTACATATTTCTCCTATGCGAGTCTTGAGTTCTTCGTCGAAGATGGCATTGATTTTTTCGTAGGAGTTCATACCTTATTCACACCACGCTCGTAGTTTTTAAATAACTCTTCGATCGACCCCTTATCTTTTTTAGATGCACGTTTCTTCTTGGGGGGTTTGTGTTTGTCTATAATCTCACCAAAAATTTCATTCTTCGTATCCTCGAAGAGTGGTTCGAGTAGATCACACACTGGGTTCAGAAACTTATTCACGAAGTAATAATGATAATCCACTGGAATGTTGTTTTCTTCTACATATTTCGGGTCTTCAGACTTTTCAAACGCCCGTGCCTTCGGGTCATCCGTCTTCGTGAGTAGATACGGTACGCGATCTCCGGATTGTGGTTCAGACCCCGGCTTTCGCTCGCGCATCTTGTTTACAACTTGGACGTGTGCCTGGTTGATGTGAGTACTTTCCGGACTCGAGATGGAAACAGATTGACCCTTCACCTTGTACGAGTCAGAAAGAGACTGACTCAGGATCAATTTCTCGTTGGGTACATCCCCAGAAAGGAGTTCGATCGCACGCTGTCTCGCGAGGTCCTTAGGTGGACCGGTATCGTTCGACGTCAAGACGACATCTAAGAGTTCTTTACACACTTCGCGAACGTGTGGTGTGTTGTCGCGACGAACAACCTGAAGACCCTTGATGTCGATGTAGTCCATGTTCATGTTCCCATCCTTTCCCTTCGTCCACAACTTTGCCGCGTATCGTTTTTTCGAGTACAAAAAGTACGGCCAATAGACCTTCTCGAGCTCTAGGTTATTAGGTTTTTTAAACAGGGCGCTACATTCTTCGGCGGCGCGTTCACCGATTTCCCAGCTGTACTTGACAGCCTCTTCACCGGTTCGTTCCCCGACGTCAAACTCGACCATGACTGAATCAGTATCACCATACCTCACCTTCGCTCCCGGGAAGTTCTTTTCGACGTAATTCTTCGTCTCCTCGATCATCATGCGCCCCTTACACGTAGTCGTAGAGGCGATGGGGACACACGGAAGGATGCCTTTACCCGCACCTGTGAATCCATACACTGAGTTCATGGAAACTTTATAGGCGAGCTGTTTTCCGTTATACACTTCCTTCATCGACCCAGTCGCTGCCGCCATATCCTTCTTCGCCTTTTTTCGAAACTGTTTGAGTTCTAGAAGAATCGCGGGTAAAAGACTCGGGACACCCTGCGCAAACTTGTATGTTCGGTCACCAATTTTGAACGTCTCGTATTCGATACCGGGTACGTTTCCGTACCGACGCTCATCCATGACATACGTGGAATAGCAGAGGTTGTGTGCCATCATGATGGACGGGTACAGTGCCTCGAAATCGAGTGCTGTGATGGGTGTGTAGTACGCACCTTTTTGGGCTTCGAGGACTGTCGCACCTTCATACGGTTCCTCCGGAATAGCACCATACCGGATCGTGGGAACCATGAAGCCAAGCTCTCTCGCCTTTTTCGTGAGTTGACTGAAAACTTTGATTTGCTGTCCCCGCTCGACAAGAAAACACAGTGGAACCCACGTCGCTTTCGCCATCTCTAGAAGGTTCAGGAGCGTACACAGTTTCTTCATGAGTTTATGTGGGAGCAGTGTATCCTTGATACAATACTCTGCGACTTCTCCTAGTTTATCTGGATCACCTTCGACGTATCGAGCGAACATCTCCTTCGCGGGCATGTCGATCTTCTGGTCCCCTAGGTACAGTTTGGAAACACTATTCAGGCTGTACGAGTCTAGTTTGTACCCCTTCTTCACCTCATGAAACATATCGAACACGAAGCGACCAGGCATCGGTAAAAGTTTCAGCATGTTGTCACCGAGTGCGCTCGAACTCAGCTTTTTCACGGAAAGTTCGCATCTATGATCTTTCAGGCGCCCGAGATAGTAAAAACTTGGGTCACACCCGGTGATGAACGCTCGTTTATAGATGTATTCGAGATCGAACCCGAAAATATTCCACCCGGTGATGATGTCTACATTCTTTTCGTGAATGTATTTCCTGAACCCCTCCAGCATCTCTCGCTCCGTGTCGAAACTCACCACGTCCGGTCCGTTTGTTTTTTTATAACACAGGCAAATTTTGTCATACGGTTCATCTTCACCAAATTTACAGAGGGACACCGCAATCTGAAAACATGCGTCGCCATGAATTCCCGCATCCGGAAACTTCCCCGTCGAACTATTACACTCGATATCTACAGACGCTACAACGAATGGTGAGATGTCATCTCGGTCCACGGGTTTCAGGGTGGACCACTTGTTACAGAAGAGATCGATATCAACATCCGCCAGATAGGATCGAATACACGCATCCCCGGTGTCGAGCCAGCCCGTAGATTGAATACCAGTTCGATGCATCAGACG